GAAGCCATTCCCCAGGTCCTGGTTTTGATTCGCCAGAGCATCACCCACGGAAGACGACAACGGCGTGAGTTGTTGTTTCTGAAACTGCAGCACCCCGGTGTGGTCGCACTGCACCCAGCTCACAGTGGCGTCAATCTCGCAGACCATCAGCGGGGCCTCGCCCAGCTCCAGCTTGACGCTGTCGTAGAATGCGTCGTTGGGCGTAAACTCCGCGATACCGTCCTCACCCGCGATCACGTCGGAGACCGTGACCTGATGGGTGACACGGTCGACGTGCCACAGGGCCGAATAGCCCTCGAGCGCGACGTCCGGGTCATCGCGCTGTTTCACGTCGATAAAGATCGGATCGAAGAACGGCAGCACTCTGAGCCCGGCAGCGATAGCCAGCCGCTGCTCGGTGTAGTCGATCGGCTTGGCAACGAGCTGGATCGTGATCACCTCGGCGAACAGGTCGCTCGGGACGCCGACCAGCCGCCCGAAGAACAGCGGCCACACGTTGCTGCCGTCGGACCAAGCGAACCACAACCAAAATGGCCTGCCGGGAGCAAGTAGTCCGATATGTGGATTGATGATCTCCAAATCCAACGTAGCGAACTGACCTTCGTCATGGGAAAGTTTAAAACTAAACACGAGTTCGTCTTCCCGAAGATGTTCGGGACCAAAGGTCGTTTCGGTGGAATTGACCCAAGCGATATAAAAGGTGCTTTGATTAGGCATCCCTATCTCGTCTTTGTGTAGGTCTTCGATCGATGTGTATTCTTCATCTGCTCCGAGCGTGTTGCCCACCGACAATTGCCCGGTTCGTAGTTGCCATCGTTATTGATGCGATCAATGCTGTGTGCTGGTGATGGCCTCGGTCCCATGTCAGCAAAGAAATTCTCGAATGATGATTGCCAACGCTCACAGACAGTGATCCCGCGCCCACCATAATAACGGTAGTTGTCGTGATTCTCATTGTAACAGCGCTGTCGCATGCGAACCCATGTATTGTGCTCTGGCGTTGGTTTTGAATTCTTCCAATGGCCATGCCTGAAATTGGCGCGACCGTTGGCATACAGTTCTTGCTGAAGACAACCACAAGACTTGATCTTTCCAGCAGATAAGTGTCTGAGCGCAACCTTTTTCGTCCGACCGCATTCGCAGCGGCACAGCCAAACAGATTTGGAGTAATTGCTGAGTCGCTTCAATGCGATGAGACGACCGAACGTTTGTCCGGTAACATCCATGAACGGCATGGTAACCTCCTGGTTAGGTTGCCGTGTCCAGTGGCGGCCGAGCGTTTGCTCCGTTCGGCCGTCACGCATTATTATTCATCTCTCTTCAAGATCCAATTCCCACTGCACCGTGCGGGCGTACTCGGAGATGCTCTGGTTGAACCCGACCACCATCATGTCAAGGCGCGGACGATAGATGGTGAAGTCCCCGACGGTGCGAGCCGAGCCCGCGATCACTGTACGCGATGGCGTACCGCCTGTGGTACGATAAACCAACTCGGCGACGCAATCGACGGTGACCGCCATGCCGGGAAAGACGCCGTCCATGGCGGGCGCTTCGACATCCGAGCAGGTGATCTTCGACTGGTACTTGTGGAATTTATCAACCGACAGATCGATCAGCGTGCCATTGATGGTGCGGCGGGTAACGTGCGCCGCGTCGATCGGTTGCAGCGTCTGATCGAGACCGCGCGCGCTGTAGAGTGGCACACCGCCGACCGAGAGCACGAGCCACGTCCCAATGGGAAGCGATGGCGTCTGTCCAGGGATGTCGATCGGCATTATCTTGCCTCAGCCTCCTCGAGCTCGCGCACCTTAGCCTCCGCCTCCTCACGCGTTGCAATGCCGATCGTCAACGGCGTCCGCGCATTGCGCTCATACACTTTGTAGCTCTTGGCCTTGGTGCGTAAGTCGGTGACCTCGACCACCATGTAACGAGACTTTGGCATGCTCACCTGCTCCAGCGCGGCTTAACGCCGGTTGCACTGGTCTGCCGGCTGATCGCCGCGCGCTCGAGTTGCTGGGCAACGTGCTCGGGCGCGGACAGGCCGCGGAACGTCTCGCCACCGATCGTCAGATTGAGCGTGCGCGAGGCGCCGCCATTGCGGTTGAGCCCGCCGCTGGCAAACGCCGGGATGGGCGCGAGCCGAGGCGTCGCCAGGCCGCCCATGTGGAAGCCGGGGAACTGCATGCCATTGATCATGTTCAGCAGCCCGAGGCCATAGCGCCGCACCGCCGCCGCGCGAATGATAAACTCACCATCGGTCAGCCACGCGAGGTTGGTGTCGATGCCGCCACGACCCCGGAACAGCCCGCCGTTGGCTGCCGCGACCAGGCGGGGCGCAATGATCGCATCGCCGCCGGCAAAAGCAGCAAGAGCCGGAGCTGGAGTAAAACTTTGCTCGCCAACCCCTATACCTCCGCCACCTCCGCCACCTCCGCCGCCGCCGCCGCCACCGCTGCCACCGCTGCCGACAGCCCGGGCCGCCTCCGCAGCACGCCTGGCCGCCACCAATAGTTCATTGAACTTCGTAATTAATGCGTCGAGCTGGCTGATTAACGGCTCGGTGATGTCAATGTTGGAGAACGACTGGGTGATCTGTTCAATGATGCCCTGAAACTGCTCCCCGATCTTATCTGCTATGCCGACAAACGCATCAACGATCTGAGCAACGGCTTCCTTGAAGACATCGACGATCGTTTTGCCGACGTTCTTGAATAAGTCGATGATCGTGTCGCAGACGCCCGTGAAGACTTCGACGATCTGATTGCCGGCTTCCTTGAAGATGTCGACGATCCTGTCGCCGACGTCCTTGAAGACATCGATGATCTTTTTGCCAACTTCTTTAAAGACGTCGACGATTTGATCGCCGGCTTCCTTGGCGCTATTCACGAGGGCCGCGAAGGAAACGCCCTTGATTCCCTTTTCGAACGGCTTCTCAATGCCGTCCTTGATTACCTTTTCGATAGGCTTCTGAATGCCGTCCTGCAATTCAGCGGCCCCGGCGGGACTGATGAGCGATTCGAACAGAAGGTCGATGATTCCCTTCTTCATGCCGGGAACAATCTTGGTCAAGGCATTGAGAACTGTAGCTGTGAGGTTCCCAGAAAATTCGCGTACCCTGGTCGTAATGCCAGCTATACCGAGCGGGTCGTCGCCGGTGACGCCTGGGATCTTCTTCAGCAATTTCAGCGCTTCAGTGAGCCTATCGACATTTCTGATGGCAGTATCGAGTCCTGTGTTGATCTTGTTGAAGAACTCGGTGACGTCTACCGCGAACGCCGCACCTATTTTGTCCTTGAGCGTTTCCGCCTTCCCGATCACCTCATCGAACGACGTCTTGAGCTTCTCGAGGTTTTGACGATCTTCATCCGAGAACCCGAGCTTTAGCTCCTTTGCCTTATCGACCAGCGCCGGGAGATCGGTCTTCAGTTTCTCAATAGCATCGATGAAGGTTTGATCGAGGCCAACCCCTTTTCCGACGTCGATCTTATCGGGCAGCTTCAGCGCCCCGAAAACCTTGGCTAAAGCCTCATCAAGGGAGGCCCCCTTCGCTATCAGATCGTTCATCACCTGGAGAGCGGCCTTGAGCTTCGACTCTAACGTAGTTCCTCCGGGGAATTCGACCTTCTTGCCCGCCGCGATCGCGTCCTCAATTAGCTTGACGTTGTTCTTCAGATTGTTGGCGCGCTCTTTCTCAAGATCGAGCTGTGCCGTATTCAGTGCACGCTGAGCTTCTCGCTCGATGAGCTTCTGACGCTCTAGTGCAAGTTTGTTTCTCTCCTGTTCAAGCTCATTCTGTTTCTGCGCCAGCGTGTTTTGCTTCAGCGCCAGTTGATTAATTTGTTGCTCAAGCTCATTCTGTTTCTGCGCCAGCGCATTTTGCTGCTGTTGCAGATCGATCTGCTGCTGCTGGAACGGCAATTGCTGCTGCTGCAACTGGAGTTGCTGCTTTTGCAGATCCAGTTGCTGGCGCGCCATCTCCTGCTGAATCGGAAGATTCTGCTCTGCCTGCTTAGCGGCCTCTAGGTCGATCTTGGCCTTTTGAATTGCGCGGTTGAGGGCGCGATCCTCCTCTTCCGCCATCTTTTGCGCGAACTCTTCTTCGCTGATATTGCCGTCGCGAAGCTGTTTCTTTAGCAGCAGAATGCGCAGGTTGGCAGCCGCGTCTGCCACGGTCAGGGCAGCGCGTTGCCGCTCAATGGCAAACAGTTGTCCCGCACCTTGAATTTGGGCGTTGACCTGCTGCAGGCTCAGCCTTAGCTGCTGGCCCTGCAAAGCCAGTTGTTGAGACTGAAGCGGGAATTGCTCGGCCTGTAATTGCAATTCCTTGGCGCGAAGCTGCAGCGACTCGCCCTGCAGCAACAGTCCTTCACGCTGCTGCTTAAGCGACACCGACTGTAATTGCAGGGCTTGAGTCTGTAGTTTAAGCTCAACGCCCTGGAGTTGAACCTCCTTCAGCCTGAGCAGTGCTTCCTTAACCTTGTCGAGCGCCGCCTCAATCTTGTCAGCAGCGCGCTTCCACTCATCGGCCAAGTCGGGAGCCATCTGCCGCAACTTGGACGTGAGGTTCTGGAGGCTTGTATTGAATGCTTGAGTAGAGACGCCGTTCTGGCGCATCACCTGCTGAAACGCCGACAGTCGCTCGAACGACTGCCCGGTGGCATCAGCCGTCCGACCAAGTTCGCGCACATTGTCGGCAGCGTCGAGCGCGGCTTTGCCAATGGCAGCAACCGCGAGAGCGGCGGCCACTGCGGCCGCGACCATCGTGCCGAAGCCGAGCGTCACCGCCCCGAGAACGCTAACTAATCCGCCAAGCTGCGCCCCGCCCAGGTCTCGCAGCACCGTTGCCAGCACGCGCAGTTGGGCATGCGCAGAAGCGGCATGACCGGCAGTGGTATTCAGCGCCTGCCCGTGTTGATTGACTGCCTGGGTACCTTGGTTGATGGCCGCCGTATAGGACGCGCCGAACGCCTGTTGAGCCTGCTGCCCGGCGGCCGACATTCCGGCAACCAGGTTTGACCAGTGGGGAGCATTTGCCTTTGCAGCAGCGCCCATGCCCGCAATCATGGTCGTCGCTTGCGAGAACTTGGGAGCCGCTTGTGCCGCTGCCTGCCCGGCCTGCGCCGTTGCTTGCCCTAGTTGTGCAATCGCGGGAGCGCCAGCAGTGGCACTACCCCTTGCTTTGTCATAAGCGGTGGCTAGTTCGGTGAAACTAGCGTTGCTATTCGTCGCAGCAGTCGCCAGCGAGTTAATACGTTGCTCGACAGCCTGTAATTGCTGGGCCGAGGCCCCAAACCGTTGCGCAGCCTGAGCCGCTGCGTTCAGCGCTTGGGTAGCGTTACCGCCGAGCCCCGAAATGGATTGGGTAGCATCAGCAAACGATTTCGAAACGGTATTGACGACCGCGCTCGCCTGATCGACGGCGGTGACAACTACCCGTTGAACGATGTCGTCGGCCATGGCTTATTTCTCAGTCGCCATCTCAACACGATAAAGCGCGCCGAGCGTTTTTGATTCGGCCTGTACTATCTCAATGAGGTGGAACCGCTTGGGGATGCGCACGCTAGGCACACTGATAACCGCAGGCGTGGTTGTCTTGCCCCGATAGAAAATCGGCCTGTCGGGCTTAAAATAGAGCAGCGGCTTGCCGTGGATGATCGCGCCATACTGGTGCGTTTGCCAGTGTGCCGCCGACTCACGAACAGTGATGGTGCGAACGCTTTCCTCTCCGGTCACGTCTGCGGTAAACCCTGCGGTCCAGCGCGCGCCGAACTTGCCTGCACCGGAGATATCCGCTCGCCCCTTGCTCTGGATGCTGTCCGCAAGCTTCCGTGAGGCGTTGCTAATCGCACGCTGCACACGCAGTTTTATTTTCTCAAGCCCGGTGGTGAGCTGGGGACCGATTGGCGGCCCCTCCACGGTTATCTTGATGTCAATCATCGTCCGCCCTTCGCGAGCGTCACCAGTCCGGCATGATGATTACGCGCGTGCTCGCCCTCGGCCTGCGCATAGCGCAAATTGCTGAACTCCTGCACCAATCGCAGACTACGCTCGCGCTCGATCAGTTCACACCACGCGGTCAGTTGGCGCGGTGTGCTGGCCCACGCAGCATCCCTGGAGTGTCCGTTTGCAATGAGGCATTGGATTGAGAACGCAATTTCTTCACCGTATCTTTGTAGGTTTGCGCGACTTTCTCTTCCAGTTCTGTCGGCATCGGCATCGCCGCGCCCATCAGGCTGCTGATCTGTTCGATAAAAGGGCCAACTCCATCCTTGAACGACAGCCGCTGCACTGCCGAAACGATAGCCAGTTGATCGGCGGCGCCCATCGTCTTGGCCTTGGCCTCGACCGCCGGATCACCGGGCGATCCCGTCGCGATGCTGATGATTCTGGCGATCAGATCGGGCGCAAGCGCAAGCATGACCGACTGCGGGCTAGCATCCGAGCTGGTCTCGAACATCTTGCGCATGTCGGGATATTCGGAGAACAGTTGGAAGATATGTCCGGCTGTCAGGCCCTGCACCGTGATCTTGGTGCCACGGATTTCCACTTCCTCGGTCAGAGGACCGATATCGAGAAGGCTGGTCATTGTAGCTCGCTCCTTGTTTGAATGATCAGGCCGCGATGGTGCCAGACGGATCGCTGACGGCGGGCGGCGAAGTGCCGTTCACGTTGGTGGCGGTGACAGTAACAGTGGCCGTCTTGGTCGAATCCCCCGCCGCCGGGGTGAAGGTCTTCTGGTTAACCGGCGTGCCCGCCGGCGTGGTGCCGCCGACCTTCCACAGGTAAGTGAAGCTCTGCGCACCGATCCAGCCGCCGATATTGGCGGTCAGGACTTGCCCCACCTTGGGCGTGCCAGTGATGAACGGCGGCAGCACGCTCTCGGGCGCGACCGTGTTGACGTCTGGCTTGAGCGTCATGGTGCCGAACACGCCATCCACCGCCTGCACTGTGCCGGTCACCGGCAGTTTGGCGAAGGTATCGCCGATCGGCGAGAAGTCGCCCGACGGGTTGAACGTCACGCTGAGCAGATCGACATACCAGCGCGGACCCACCTCGTTGGTCGCGTAATACTGGAGCTGCCCAGTCAGCGAGTCACGCGAGAAGATGCTCACCACCGGGTTGCCGTCGGTGTCCTCAGTGACGTCACCGAGCACCAGCATGGCGAGGTTGCGCGCGGTCAGTTCTTCCATGTCCATCTTGATCTCGCCGGACTTCTCCAGCGTGATGGAAAGATCCTTCAACCGCGTGCCCTCCATCGACGAGAAGTGGTCGAGGGTGGTGATCTTGGGCGTGAATGTAAAAGTGGGCACATTACCGACGTGGTAGAAGTCGGTTGCGTCTTCGGGTTTGAACAAAATAAAACCCTTTCCGACCGCGAGGTTGTGGACGTCTGGGGAGACTACGCCAGCCATGATAATTCTCCTTTTGTTGCACTGATGTGCGCTGGTGATATTATGCGAGACGCTGCCTCCCTGGCCGGGGAGAACAGCGCCTCTAAACCTCGAAAGCGATAGGAGCGCTCCCGATGTCTAGGCGCAAGAGTACTCGAACTTTGCCTTCTGCCGAATATCTGCGAGCTTGCCTTAACTACAATTCAGACACCGGCGAGTTACGGTGGCGTGAACGGCCGCGAGAGCACTTCGTCTCTTACAAGGGGTGGCGGATATGGAATGGTAAGAATGCCGGAAAGATCGCTGGCAACATCGCCAACAATGGCTACCGCTATATACAACTTACCAAAACCAAGCGTCGTCTCCAGTTAAGTCACAGGATGATCTGGAAACTCTTTACTGGCAAAGAGCCACCTGACACCATCGACCACATCGATGGCAATCCACTCAACAACGCTTGGCGCAATCTCCGCGCCGCAACACAGACTGAGCAGCGTCACAACGAACGGCCTCGTAAGAATATCTCGGGCTACCGAGGCGTTTATCCGAGCCTCAAAAAATGGCAGGCACATATCAAAATGAACGGTATCGATCACTATCTCGGCACGTTTGATACTCCAGAAGAAGCTTCTGTCGTCGTTGAGTCTGTTGTGAGTGAATTGCACGGCAAGTTTTACCGCTCTAAAAATCCGTCGGATTAAGTACATACGACAGAACAAAGTTCATCTGCATCTGCCCTAACATCGTGCTCCCGGTCTGCATGTCCGTCTCGAAACCCAAATAATTTATCTCGCCGTTGCTTCCGAGCATTGCGATCAGGCTGTCGTCGGTGGTGAACGCCTTGAGCAGCCTCATGCGATAGTCGGAAAGCTCCTCACCGATGCCGTCGTTGTTGACGTCCTCACGCGGCTTCAGCACCACGAAGACCTGCGGCTCGAGCGTGAAGATCGTCGGTGTCAGAATGCCGCCTCTGCCGCTGGTCGAGACCCTGATGACTTCCTTGCCGTCGAGCAGCACGATTGCCGGCAACTTCTCGACCGGCACCTCGCCGCGGTTGCGAAAGATGCTCACCTGCCCATCAACCACCGCCGGACCGGTGATAGTGGTAAGGATCGCGAGCATGCGCTGCAGGATCGCTTCGCGCTTGTCAAAGGACATCAGCGTTTCGCCTGAATCTCGTAGTACACCACCACGCCGGCTGGAGCGAACTTGCCGATCGGTGCGATCAGTCGCAGGCTCTCCTCTTCAGTGCTTCCGGGTTGCCAGACCAGATGATCCTTCTCGGCATCGGGTGCGACGTCGAGGCCGTCTGCCGCCACCAGGATCATACGATCGGGCGCATTGCGGAGCTCGCCGGTATGCGGGCGCGGCATGAAATCGATCATGCAGGCGATGCAATCGCGATCGCCGCTCGAGCGGCGCAAGATAGCGCGCGCGCCATACTTGGTTATCATTCGCGTCGCGGTCGCCCGGCGGCCTGCCCAATCGAATGCCATTACACGATCGCGATTCCAAATCCCTGCGCCGCGAGCAGGCTGCTGAAGACGAGACCGTAGCGAGACATCCCGAGCGCACTCGCGCTGGTGCCCGTGGCCGATCCGACGGCATAACTGATCGACATGCGGCCGATGGTTTCGGAGCTGACCACACGACCGTCAGTGTCGGCGGTGGCATGTGCGCTCGCCATGAAATGCGCAGCCAGATACATGATGGCGTTGGCCTGCGAGTTGCCCCAGCTTTCGTCCACAAACTGTGCGGCATGATCGAGCGCAACCTGCACCAGAGTATCGTCCGTATTGGCGAGATCGGGAAACATGGCCTTGAACGCGGCAACGTTCGGCACCACTGCCGGATCGATCACGGTCATTAGACCGGTCGTTGTCGTTGTCACCTTGCCTGCAACGTCAACAACCCTGATCTCATGATAATAATTACCGTTCAGCCCAGCGGTGTCCGTGTTGTTGAGTGATACCGTGATCTTGAGCAACAATGGATCGGTAATCGTAATGCCGGAACCTGACGCCTTGCTGATCACTGCCGTGGACATATCAGGCACGCCGAGGGTCTGATCGTAAGCTTTCCATGTCAGGCTTTGCGCAAATGCTAGATTCAACCCGGTATCATCTGGGCCGATGTCGAACAGCACATCCGTGTCGTTGCCGACATAGAGGCTAAAATTTTGGGCGGTGTCGGTCATCGGTTGAGGCTTCCCGTTAGCACTCGCGTGCTGCGCGTTATGCTTCCCGTCAATCGTGGTCGACGGTCGAGGGTGCCGGTCATGCGCCGCGGATAGCTGATCGATCCAGTCAAGACACCGGACGGTGGCGGGACTGGAATGCCGCCGGTGACGGCCTGAATGAAGAACGGGTAGGTGTCGATTGTGTCGCCATCCTCGAAGACGTTCGGCAGCAGGTAGGTCAACGTGTCGACATGCGGACCAAGAACCAAATCAACATCGACGAGCAGTTGACCAAACAACCGCCATCCAGCATCCACTGTCGCAATATCGTCCGGATCGACCAGCAGTGCGGGCGCCAGAATTAAAATACCGACAGTCCCGGCCGAATAGACCGCGTCATCGGCTGGGACCAATGCTGGCCGCAGCAATGGAAGATAGGCAATAGTCGATGCCGGGATCGTATCGGCATCAACGACCAGCGTGGGCGACAACAATGTCGCCCCAGCAGCAACGGTCGGCACCGAGAACGTGTCGGTATCGCTAACGACGGCTGGCTGCAGGAATTGCGTCGTGTTAGCAATGCTTGGCGTATAGAATGCGTCAGTGTCGCTAACCGCCGCGGGCGCCAGAGTAATTGTGCCCGGCGTGACGGTTGCTGTATAAAATGCATCTGCGTCGCTGAACAGCGCGGGCGCCAATGCAACGGCGCCTGGCGTTACGCTCGGCGCGTAGAATGTATCAGTGTCACTAAATAACGCCGGCAGCAGCAATTGCGTAGGCAAGACGGCGGCCGCATAGATCGCGTCGGTGTCAGTCACCAATGGTGACTGGATGCTAGCGACGGGAGGCTCAAGATGGGCTTTCAGGTTGGCGATTGCCGCAGCGAGCGCGGCCGTCTGACTGCCGTCGCTGGTGGTAAACGCCTCGGCAATCTTGCAGTTGCAGGCAAGACCATTGTTATTGCCACCCAGCGCGAGTAAGCCGGTCAAAACCTGCGTATTACCGCTGGCGACGGACACCTCCGTGCCACCGTTGACACTGACATATTGATTGCCTCCGTGATGCCGCCACATCAGAACGTAGGCGGTGCCGACCGTCCCAGTCGTGGACGGTGCTTTTTCCGCACCATCCCAATCGTAGGCATAAAATGTGACCCCGGATAAATTGCGGGCGTACAAGCCCATGTAAACCGCATTTTCTGCGATAATCGGGTGATTATGGTAAGATACCGCGTCGTTGGTAGTAACTGCATCGACGATAACTGAAACAATCACCGCACCGCTGCTGGCCGAGATGAAATTGGAAAGCGCAGCAGCGAGCATCGTATTCGTGCTGACGCCGCTGAAGTCCGCACAGAGCACACTGGCCGGAAATGCCGTTGTTTCGGTGGGACGACGAGCCGCAAGACCGCCATCGGTAAAGTCGCGATTATTGCCGCTCTGATCCTCCAGCGTAATGATTGCCGTGCCGGTCTTGGTGTAGCGCGTGCCGCCTGCAAAAGCCGTGAGCATGTCGCGCGACAGCGACCACGCCCCGGTCACACTGGCAACGGCATCGAGCGGCGCGGCCATCACGACCCCATCTTTACGTGACCAGTACGGGCGTCACCCGCCACGGTCGTCGCGTCGGCGACGAAAGTCGGCTCGCTGTTGGTGCCGATCAACCGCGCACCTCGTCATCCTCATGGTGATAAGCGGCCTTGATCACTTGCGTGAACGGGAAGATCGTCCGTCTCTTCCCGGTCACGCTGTCGTAATTGCGCTCCAGCAGCAGCGTCTTGGCGCGACCGAACAGCGCGTCATAACGTGCCTCGGCCTCGGCTCGCGTCGGCTCCATCTGCCTGATCGTATTGATGACGATGTTCAACGCAGCGCCGAGCACAGCGTCGACGTTCTTGCCGGCCGATGCCTGCTTGAAGGCCTTGAACAGCAGACGCTCCTGCTCGGGCAGGCCAAGTAAGGGATCAGGGTTCATAGACGCGGGCAGTCAGGCAGCCAGAGCGAGCCCCAGATTGACGACCTTGTGGCCGTTCACTTCGTGAACCGCATGCGGCGCGTACTCTTCGACCTCTTGCGCCATGAGACCAGTAAAGCGCAGGTCTTCGAAGCCTCGATAGGCAAATTCATAGAGGTTGCCGCGGCCGACTTTGCCTACTTGGACAATATTCATTTTCGTATTACTGTCGCTTAATTGAAATATACCAGACGCATTGAAGGTGATGACGATGTTGCCTCCGTTGGGCACGACTGGTAGCCCAGTAACACTTGTATCTTCGTACAATGCTAGCCTCCACGTAGTATTCGCCCCAGTGTTCTTTCTGTAGATCACGATAGCGGTCACCGTGCTGCCGCTCACCGAGGTGAAAGTGCAGTCGTCGCCGTCGAACAGCCCGTTGACCACGGTGGGTGTGGTGATGGCAACGTCGGTGCCGACAACGCCGGCGAGCGAGCTGTAAAACTGATGCGCCGAGTTGTAGGTGTAGCTTGCCGATACCAGTGCCGCGAACGGCGCGTTGGAGCCGGTCTGATCGAGCGACTTGTTCGTGTCGGCCTCAGTCATGAGGCTTTGCTTAAATTTCGGCCATACGGCATTCGCCATAGCGAAGCCCTCCTGTATTCAGCGATGTGAGAAAGAGGGGCGAGCGGGCGCCCCTTGTGAGGCGCTTACTTCTTCTCGGGCGGCGCGTCGGGCGGCGCGGTCACGACCTCGGGCTCCAGGCCATGAGCAAACAAGCGAATGCCAGTCTCGGCTGCACGCTTTGGACCCAATTTCTTGGCGTCCTTTTCTCTGCGCTCCTTGTCGGCTTCATAACCCGCCTTCATGTCCTCGGCTTCTTTCGCCGCCAATGCATGGCGCGATTTCTGCTCTTCCGGGGTTGCGGCCTCAACCTCGGATGGCTCCTCCTTTTCGGGCTCGCTTTCTTTGATGCCTCTTGCAGGATCTTTGCCTGCGGCTCCGCGACCTCGAGCTCGGCCTCCTGGCCTGGGCCGATGGTCTTCGCCCCACCGTCGGCATCGTGCAGCACGTTGTCGGCCTTGCCGGTGTTCTTCACTTTGATAGTTTGCTTCGCAACTTCCTTTTGCTCAGCCATGAGAGTTCTCCTGTGTTCGAGTTAGATGCCTAAATGCCATCGAGGTATCGCATGGACCGGGGCCGCCTGACCTCGACGCCACCCGTACGGAAAATGCCGGGCACATCGAAGCGCAATGCCGTCACCTGCATCGCCGGCCGGAAGTTGAACGGCATCGGCAGATGCAGCTTCAGGATCTGCGGATCGTTGCGGTACGCGATGGCGCGGGCAATGCCGCCGGCGCCTGCAGTCTCCAGCCCGCGCACCGTGCGGATGGTGAGCGGATTGCCGGTGAGGGCGGTGTAGGCGTTACCCTGCGTCACGAGCTGGAGTCCGGTTACCGCCGTATTGGTAACCAGCGTCCCTGCCAGCGTGGTGAACCGATCCGGTGGCAGTAGCAGCGTATCGGCGGTCTCGGTAGTCAACGAGGCGGTGTAGATCCCCGACAGGATCTGGTTGATGTCGCGGGCTATCTGGATGGCGGTCTTGGTCGACCACAATGCCGATGAACCGGTGCCGTCCGCCGTGGCGTTGGTGACGGTGACATTCGCGTCGTTGGTCAGCCCGGTCCAGTTCTTTGTGGTATCGCCAAAGAATGCGATACTATCGATCATTTCCTCGGAGGCCCGACGCGCGGCTGCGGCGCGTTCGACCATCAGATTCATGTTGGGGATCATCGACTGCTGGCCGATTTCTTCCATCGTCCAGTAATATCCGACCGCAGCCATCTCGATGGCCTGCTCGAATTTTTGCCGCGAGACATCCGCGAACGGAACGTCAGCCGCCAGATGATTGAACCAGGTTGCCTGGCCGACCTTGTCCATCGCGTAGAACCCGATCGATTTGGCCCACTCGTTGCCCGAGGTATCGACCGGAACGAGATTCGGGTATTGAATCTCGGGATACTGAATTTCGTAGACCTGAGGTTCGATCACCTGCGCCTGTTGCTGCACGAAGCTTAGAGCTACCTGTGCAGCATCGCCGAATTGATAATTCATCTTGGTGTCTCCCTGTTCGCGGGGCCGATCAGGCGCCCGGACCCGCTGCGGTGAGTTGCAGCAATGCGAGCGCACCGGCACCGGCCGATGTGAGGTAGCGCGAGTTTGGGATTGCAACACCGGCAGAGGCCGGGTTGAGCTGTCCCGTAGTCGAACTGTAGGTCGCCGGCGAGCCATGGGTGACGGCGGCAACGACACGCACCCAGACATCGCCCTCAAGCCGTACTGCCATGTTGGAATATTGCGAATACTGGTCGACGGTCTGGCCTGATTGAATGACCAAGGTAGTATCGGCAAGCGTGATGCCGATGAACTTGGTGGCGCCGCCGAGCACGGCACCGCGAGCGTTGGTACCTTCCGACACGGCCCGGCCGAAGCCGATGCCGGCCGAGGTCTCACAGATGCGGGTATCGACGACATCGTCCTCACGCATGGTGCCAGTCATGCCTTCGAAGGCAGGCTGCATCGTTGCGCTATAAGTG